CTGCTCTAGTAGGTGCTTTGCCTTTTTTAGGACCTTCAAACGCAAACGGTCCACCACCTGTTACAGGACGCCCAGCAGTTTTTCCTACTGTATTTCTAACTTCCTGATTAACTTCTTCTTTAAATGTATCACTAGGATTATCCATTTTCTTGTAGGTATAGATTGCACGACCTGCCTTAGTTGCGGCACCTAGTATATTGCCTTCACTCAAATCTTCAAACGCACCAACACCTGCATCTAGTAAACCACCCTGGCCAAAGAAGGAGTTAGTAGAGCCTGGGCGACTTAATGCACTTGGTTCGTTATCATAATGTTCAGGATTAGCAAAGCCTGGGACTTGTCCAGTACCAATTGCACCGCTACCGTATTTGACTGACTCATACTTAATAGTCATTGAGTTTGTCATGGTATCTCCGCCTGCTGAGTAATCGTAAGTGTCGTGCTTGAAATCTGTAATAATAGGATTAACTAAAGTATATGAAACGAAACTGTGTTGATTAAATCCATAGACTGTAATATCTCTAAAGAACTGCGGTTTGTTTTTTGCACCGCCTATACCTTCGCCTATATAACCCCAATCATTACCTATTTTATCTGGAGCATAAATGTCTCTTGCATTTTGATCTGCTGAGTTGCCTGGGGCACCAAAAGGATTATTTTCTCCCATAGCTCTACCTACATCAATAGGCAATAGTCCATTTAAAAAGTTTGATATTCCAGATCCTGCATTTGAGTTTGTTGATTGTGTTGCTTGGTTACCGCCATATTCTTGACTAGGATCTTTATAAAAATAGTTGTAGTAACTAAACCATAATGATCTTACTACGTCACTGTTATCATCGTGGAATTCAATCTGTACTGGATCGTAATTAATTTTTGTTTGTACGTTACGTTTTCTGTTATAAGAATTTAATGTCTCAACATCAAACGTATAACTTGGTAGTTGTACTGATTTTGTAAGAACGCTTATTCGTGAGTTATCTCTGGCACCAAAGAGTTTGGTTAACCCAGGTATTTCAACTGTGTTTAAGTTAAAATACACATGGAAGAGGAATTTAAGTCTAGGTGCATTGGCATAGCCAGCGGACCTGAAAGTCTTGCTGGCGTGCCTATAATCTTTGAGATAGTCGCTACCTAGGAACCCCTTCAGAACGTTGTCGAAGAAGCCTGCCATAGTCTATTAGCCTGTTACTACTGTACCTAGTGCTCTACCAACGCTAACGCCTACGCCACTACCTAATGGTGTTTGTACTGCGTTATCGAATCTGATGTTTAATGTAACTGTTGCTGGTGCTGAATCACTATATGTTAAGTCGTTATAGTTAACTGTTGTTAAGTAACAACCATATAATTCCCATGTTTCTAAAACTACTGGTTCATTAGCGCCATTACCACCGTCTAATATTTCGCAACGTGTTAAGAATTTATAGTCAATACCTGCTGAAGCAGAACTTTGTTCCATAAAGTCATATTGTTTCTGTAGTTGCTCACCAACTAGTTTAGCAACGTTGCCACCTGCATCGTCACGTAAATTAACTGTTGCATCACCCCAAGTATGTTTACCAGCCATTCTCATTTTTGAGTTGTAAAGATCAATAGTGATATCGTCAAAACTAACTTCAGGTCTAGTAAAGTCAATAACTTGTTTGGTCATTTCAGTTCTTGGTGTTGATACACCAAAGTTTTCAAATACCGTTCTAAAGCGATATTTGAGTTTTGGCATTAATAAGCCTTGTGTACTAGCACTCTGGTCACTCGCTAAAGGAACAGTCATTCTTGTTAAAGATGAAACCGCCATTTGTAATTCTCCTTCTTGGTTATGCTAATATTTATCATCTGACAATCACAAAAAATGGCACCGAAGTGCCATTATCTGCGTATATAATGATTATACTATTTTATAAATTACCTGCTTCAATATCGCCAGTATTTTTAATTCTTACTGGAATATAAATGAACTCAACTGCTTTAGTTGGCTCAATAGCAATATCGATATAAAGTTCATTTCTATCAATTCTGCTTGGAGTGTTGTTTGTTTCATCACAAACAACTAGGTAATCGTAAATACCACGTTTAGCAGTAACATCATTTAATAATGATTCAACTGCACCTTTAACTTCATCACGTGTGATCTTATCATTTGGTTCAAACATCCAGTTTTTACCAATTGCTTCAAGTTTGTTGCGTAAGTAAGCAACTAAACGTGCTACGTTAATTCTGTCTAGTGCTGAACTAGCACCTGCAACAGTTTTGTTACCGTAGTTAGTTAAACCACTGCCTGGAACGAATGTTAATGGGTTAACACGGTTTTCATATAATGTATCTCTTGCTGATTCCCTATTAGCAACTTGTACAAAGTCACCTGTTTGAGCTTCAACATAACCTAATGCTGATACGTTATCAATTAAGCCACGTCTGTTACCTGCTGGTGCTAACCATGGATAACCAACTTCGTCGTTTCTAATAATTGTTCTTAGCATAGCATGTGATGCTGGAACAACCACTGAGTTACCTGATAAATCGTTTGTTCTACCTGATGGGTAGAATACAGCCGCATATGGATCGTTAGTAACTAAACCATCTTCACCGTCTGTGCCACGACCAAATGAGTCAGTTGCCCAGTTAATAAGATCTTCTGAATTATCTGACAATCTAAATGGTGCGTCACCAATAACAAAACCTGTGTTGTTTCTGTCATTGTTTAATAATACCATGTTTTGCATTAATTCAGGATAACCTGGACATGCTAATAAGTTAAAGTCTCTTTGTTCTTCACGGATTGCTGTATTTGTGTCAATACCTGCTTTAAGAGCCGCTACAACTAATTGACGTTGTGCTTTTCTACCCATGTATGGTGAACCATCTGCACGATTACCTGAAACAGTTACCCAAGCATCTTTCTGTGTTGGTAATGTGTCATCAGGGAATGTTGTGCTGTTAAAGTAGTTCACTTTAAATTCTTTAACGTTATAACCTGAACGTCTTGTATTGAATAACAATGTACCTGCTGGATATAAATTCTCGTCTGGAGCATCAATATCTAAGTAGTTACTTGTTGTTAATGTTTTAATAGTTGCCAGGTCGCCTGTAATAGGATCAACTGTACCTGCTGTTGACCAACGAGCGTCACCAAATACAATACCGTTTTCAGTTGTTTGATCAGCGTTATCAATAGTTACCCATTGATCTGTACCGTCAACAGCCTCCCAACGTTTAATTAATGGATAGTTTTCTAAATCTGAAGTATCTAACCATAAATCACCGTAGGCTAATGATGTTGTACCGTCTGACTGTGTAGTAGGTGCACTAGCACCAACTTGACAACCGTTAACGTCTGTGTTTGATAAGTCAAAGCCACGTACATCATTTGTTACGTTTCTGTAACCTTTCCAGTTTGAACCGTCATGTACCATAATGTCAACTTGATCAATTGCTGAATAGTACCATTTTGTACCATTTGCTGGATCTTGTGTTGGCTCTGAACCTTTTGCTTCATATGTTAAAGCATTCCAGTTTGAAATTAAAACTGAAGCACCGTCTGCTGTAACTCTCATGTTACCTGTAACATCAGCAATTGATGTAACACCAAATGCGTCTTGTAATGGAGTACCAACAGTATCAGTAACTTTAATTACGCCACCTTGTGTATGTTTAATTGTTAAGTAACCATCTGTTACACTAGCAACAGTGTTAGCAACATTAGCCGCATTAAATGCCGCCGCAAAGTCTGCAATAGTGGTACCTGCTAATGTAGCAGTTACTGGTGTTGACATCGCTGTTGAACCTTTAACACTTGCTGAAATAGTAAATGCGTCAGCGTTTGTCATTGTAGGACTTGCTGTTGTTGATGTTGCTGTTGTGTCGCCTGTAGCAGAACGTACATGTAATTTAATTGTAGCAGTATAGTCTTCTGACCAGTCTAAATAACCATACACAACACCTGCTGAAATATTTCTACCACCACCAGCGGCATCAAGTTCTTTGTTTGCTGTGGCATCATCAGCATATAAAGGAACTGTTTTAGTTGCCCAAGTGTCTGTACCAGCGTCATATTGTTTAACAACAATGTTAGCACCGTTGTTTACAGCTGATGTTTTCTGCCATATAGAACCTGTTGGTCTTGGAGCAGTATCAGTTGTTTTCCAACGTGGTAGTGATGTATGCTTAGCCTGTGTAAATTCAGGAGCATAATATGTACCTGCTGTAATACTTAAATCTGTTAATAGTGTACCTGTACCATTAGCAATAGTCCAAGCACCGTCTGCTGATGAACCTTCTGGAGTTACGTCTGAGTCAGCATAAATTTCTAACTTACCATTAACTGCGGCCGCTGTAATACCTGTAATACTATTAGAGTTAATTTCACTTGCTAATGTTGTAACAGTTGTACCTGTTGAAGTAACTGTTGTACCGTTAATTACTAAAGTGTGACCTGCTGTTAATGTTGGGTTTGTTGTACCACTCTGCACTGAGTAGTGTGAATTTTGCCAATCGTCAGAACCAACTAATACCCAATCATTGTCTGCATTTTTGTAGTAGACAGGATTTGAAGCATTTGTTGTTACAACTGCGTAATCACCAATAGCACCAACTGATGCTTTTGGAACACCTGTTGATAAATCATCTGTTGATGTGATAGCAATTGGTGTTTTGTTTGTAAATTTGCCTGTAACTTTATTCCATTCAAAAATACCCCATTCTGTTTCTGTGGTATCTAACCAATATGAATTATCATCTGCGTCACCTGATGGACGAGTTAATCTTGCTGTTAAGCCTGCTAAGTCAATATCAACACGTTGGATATAAGCTCTGTTAGAAACACCTAACACTGAGTGAGCCGCTAATAAACCATATTCGTTTAGCTCATAACCGTTAAGTGGAGTACCGGCTGTAGTTGAGTAAAAGAATGGGTTACCATATAATGTTGCTAATTCTCTTTGGCTAGTAACTAATTGTACTTTGTTTGCGTTGGCCGCTGTTGTTGCAGTGGCTACGCCAGTTCCAGTGCCACTTACCTTATTTTGTGCTGTTGCGATAAGTAGATATGGAATCGAATTCGATGCGGCAGGAAGGTATTGACTCTCGTCAACTACACTAACCTCTACGCCTGGGGATACTAATGCCATAATATTTTTCCTCTAGTATAATTCAGTCTTGTTTTAACTGTTACGAATATTTATACGATTAACGCTAAAAACGCCTGTTTTAAGAGCCTTTGCAAAGGTTTACGTATAAATACCTACATGCAACGCCCTATATGCCAGGCCTGTAATCATCATCCGGCCGCAATTAACTATAAGAAGGAAGGTAAGACCCATTACCGTAGCCGTTGTGCGATCTGCATAAACAAAAAACGTAAAATTAAAACACCAACACCACGCTGGTTACTTAAAGGATATAAGAAAAGATTAGAATGTGATTTATGTGGATTTAGATCTAAACATGCTAGTCAAATACAAGTATATCACATAGACGGTAATCTAAACAACAACAATTTAATTAATTTGAGATCAGTTTGTTTAAACTGTGGAATAATTATACAACGGCAGGATTCAACATGGAAGCCTGGAGATCTTTCTCCGGACCTTTAGATAATAAGTCTTCTACCTGAGCATATAAGTCATCTAGTGTGCTATTGTTATCTAATGTAACATCAAAATCAGTGCCTACCCAGTCATATTCTGAACGGTGTACATTATAAACATTTTCTAATGTTAGTCTTGATTTTTCAGCAACTACTTGATCAGGAACGGTGTTTGCTTTTATGGCTTCTGTGTACCATACAGGTCTGTCACCTCTAACTACTTGAACACAAACAGCACCTAAACTTTTTAGCATTTTAACTTCATTTTTAAAACGTACATCACTAATAACAATGTCATCACCAGTTTTACGCAGTTTGTTTTCTAAACTTGCTAACCACATATCATCGTGAAAGTGACCACGAATAACATCTGTGCCTACGTGTTGTAAAATCCAACGTGGAGTTAAGTGAG